GTGGGCGCGGCCGGCATTGGTGACGATGTTCTCAACGACCCGCTCGAGCTTCGTCTGTCCGTCAGGACCGATGAGCTTGAGGTGAATGATGCCCTTTACGATTATGCGAGATTGCATGGTGGAATGATGGTTTGAAGAAATCAGCTATCGCCGAGCCCCCCGACGATCTGCACGCGGATGTAATCGCTGCTCGGATAGGTTTTCCGCGTTCCGGTCGCCTGCGCGACAGCCTCGAACTCCGCGAAATAGAAGCCGGCCGTGGCCGTGTCTCCGGCCTGCCAGTCATAACGTACTTTCCCGGCGGCGGCATCCTCCACCACGCAGACCCGGCGGAAAACGGGCGCGGTCGCGTTGCTCGAAAAAACGAAATAAACGTCGTAACCGGTCAGGTTGACGGCGACTCCGTTGTCCAGCAGCGTAGCGCGAACCGGTTCGTCGAGGTCGTATTGCTTGATGGTGAGGTCAATCATGCTAACCTCCGGTTGGTTGATTGATCGCGCGGCATGTCAGATCCTGCAGATGATGGCGGCCAAGCTCCTCGACGATCTTGATTTCATAGGTGCTGCTGCCATGAACCACCCGCCACCCGGCAATCACGTCCGAGCGCCAGCGGATGCGAAAAACCACGTCCGCCTCGTAGCTCGTCATGGCGGCGACGAGCAACCGCGTTCCCGTTAGCGCCGATTTGGTCGCCCATACCGTCGCAACAGTCGCCCAGGTGATAGCCGGGCCACCGGCCGTGTCCGGGGAGGCCGTTGGCGACTGGAGTGTCACCAGACGGTCGAGCGCGCCGGGATCATTGATACCGACCGCCTTCCGCGGCATGTATTGATGCTGCAGGCTCATGATCCGACGGGCTCGTTCGTTCCCTCCCAAACAAACTCTTCAACCGGGCGGTGCATTTGGCAGTGGCAGCAGTAGGTCGATCCGTAGAACATAGGATCGCGGGCATAGGTCTCGGCGAGCACCTGCCCCATTGTGGTCACAGTGCCGCAACCCTTCCTGTCCAAGTCAGCCTGCGTCCAGAATGTACCAACTACCGAGGAATCGCTTTTCGGATAGGCTTCATACTTCACATAGCCGTATTGGGCATAGCGTGCCTTCTCTTCATCGGTCAGGTCGCGCAGCGGATATGTGGGCTGCCTCCCGACATGGCGGTAGGAAAAGCGAACCGGGCGAACGAAACCTTTCGCGCGCTCCGCATCGGAAAGCACGAGATAGGCCTTGGCCTGCGGAACTGGCTTTTCATCAGCTCCGTACGTCAGGTCAGGGTGATTGCGGTCGGTGGTCAGCATGGTCTCAGGCGCAGAAGGCTAGGCGATGCGCAGTGATCAGCGCATCAAGGTGATCGGGCAACGGCGTGTAGCCGTCGTTGATGGGTATACGGTGCTCATACCAGTAGGTAGCGAGCGCCAGCACCGCGAATCGGATGTCCTCGGGAACGGCGGATTGGGCGGTCCCGAATCCGGCCGTGAACTTGATTTGCAGGGCATTCGGCACGTCGCCGACGTTTGGCCAGCTATTGTCAGCATTGAGCCAGAGACGGCCGAAGGCGGTCCGCACGCCGACATTACCGACAGTGTAGTTGGTGGAGGGCCAGAGCGTCAGGGTGCCCGAATCCTGGTCGACATACCGGAACTCGACCGGATTATCGACTGTCGAGACCAATGGCGCGCGGGCGAACTGGATCTCCCGGCCGGCGGCGGTCCCGGTGTACCGGCTCATGGTCGGCGCCAGCCCGTATTCGATCCCAAACTGCCCCTGCCGAAGCGGAATCATGTCGAAATTGAGCGTCCAAGTCTGATTGATCAGACTGAGATTGGTCACCATCTCGAAATGCCGGCGCGCGGCGGACAGCACGAGGTCGACATAGGCCGCATCGGCGGTGGAACTGTCGAGCCGCAGGGCCTGCGAAACCACGGCGTCAAGATGCGTGAACAGCTCGACGGCCGGAGGTGTCGTGAGAACAAGCCGCGGCGGGTCGATGGTGGCCGGGCCGCGAAAGATGGTGTTCAGATTCATTTGTCAGGTGCGCTCTCGGCGCGCGGGCCGCCACGGCAGCGCGGCGGTCTCATGGACGGGCGAGATGACCGCGCATTCGCGGGGCCGCCCAGTCTTGTTTTCGTCGGTGGCCTTCGCCCCCGAAGCCACTGCGGGCCGGCGGTCCCTGGGGAATCCACCGGCACGCAGACGGCTTGTGAGGAAACGGAACCAGCTCACGGCTCAGCTGCTCTGGACTTTCTTGGTGCAAACGAAGTCGCAGGAAGCGACGAATGACGGGCTAACCGTGCCGCCGATGGTGTCGTAGACGCGCACGATCGGACCCATTGCATCTGTGTCCAGTTCGTCCGATTCGTTGACCACAACCGCTGCCGTGGCCTGAGTCTGGGCGCCCCCGGTCACATCAGCAAAGGCGTATTGGAGCGCGTAGACCTCGACCTTTTCCGTGGAGGTATTGCTCCAGGTCGTGTCGGTCTTGGTCATCAGCGTGCCGCCGCTGGCCGCCGTCAGGCTGCGCATGACGCAGCAATTGCTTCCGCTTGCGGTGTAGCTCGCCGTCACCACAAGATGATAGATGGTCGAATCGGCCACATCCACCGGGTTGGCGAACGTGAAGGTGACCCACGCATAGGACGTGCCAACCGCCGTGTCGATCTGCAGCGCCGCCGACGTGCCGATGGCCGTACCGCTCGGCAGGCCGCCGCTGTTGGTCTGAATCGTCATCGTGAGCGTCTGCGCCGCTGCGATGGTGCCGATTTTCTTGATCATCAGGCCCACGGACTTGATCTGCCGAGCGCCCGACTGCGTGAACTTCACGCCGACGAGCGTGTTGACCGATGAGCTGGTTTTGATCTGATTGTCAGTCGCCCCGGCGCTCAACTGATTCAAGGCGCTTTGGGCGAGCGGCACCGATGACTGGAGCTTGCGGTCGTGCGTCGGGAGCGTCCCGGCGGTGTTTAACGAGGCAAAGATGAAACGGGCCCTGCCTTGATACGCGGAAATATCCACGTCAACGCCGCCGCCCGTTGCCGCGATTGCCTGACTCGCGGAGAGATTCTTATGATACATTTTGAAAAGCCCGTTCGGGTTTGGAAAGTGTTCCCGATCGCCGGGGTTTAACCGGCGACCGGGAGGGAATTAACCGTCAATCACCGCCGCTCAGGGCGCGGCGATGTCGATGCACTTGGCGAAGCTCACCGGCCGCACGATGCCGCCGTCGTAGTAGACGGAGGCGACGAGCCGGTAGACTCCGGTGGTGGCGAGCGTGGCGTCGCGGACCAACTCCATGTTGATGCCGCTCCAGAACGCGCCGTAGAAGTCCTGCCAGTTGCCGAAGATATTCGCCGACAGGGTAGCACCCGAGCCGCCCTTGGTCAGGGTGGCCGGGACGTTGTTGGTCTCGAACACCGGGAAGCCGGCCACACGGGCATTGGCGATGTCGTCAATGATCATGCGGCTGTCAGTCGCCGTGCTGTCCGTCGGGATGGCGAGACCGCGCTTGGTCTGCATCGCCTGGCCGACGACCTGCGAGTTGGTGACGAAGGCGGGACGCCCGCGTAGGGCGTTGTACTTCGCCACGGCGGTCCGCAAGCGAACCCAATCGAGATACGACTGCGCCAGTCCGGCCGTGTTGGTCGAATTGCTGGTCGCTCCGCCCGAGTAGACCACCTGGCCCGTCATCGGGTAGCTCGCGGCGAGCAGGATGCCCGCGGGCTGGGAGTTCGCGCCCGTGCCGTTGATCCACTTGCCCTCAACCTCGGCGGCGAGCTGCTGCATCAGATTGCCGCGCACGACGGTCTCGATGGCTGCGGAGGACTGCATGAGCAGTTGCTCAGACAGATCGATGTAGCACGGCAGGCGGTGCGGCGTCAGGGACAGCATCGCCGTGGTCGGCGTGACTTGCGCGCCGGCGACGTTTTCCGCCGCATGGGCCGGGTCGGTGTCCTTGGAGTAGCGGGGCAGGTTCACATTGCCCACCAATCCCTCCAGCACGGTGATGCCGGCCTTCTCCAGCACGAGGGCGTTGTAGAAGTCGTCGAGCAGACCCATCGGGACCGTGGCGACGGTCATTCCGCCCTGGTCTCCCGTGGTCGAGGTCGTGCCAGTGGCCGTCATGGAGACGGCGCGGGATTCGTAACCGCGCCGGGCGGTCCGGTCCTGCCGGCGAACGAGCGAGCGGGGAAGCATCACGCCGCGAATGGCGCCGATGCCGGCGGCCTTCGCCTCGTTGGATCCTTCCTGCGCCATCTCGGCCTCGATGCCGTCGAGCTTGACACCGAAGTCGCCCACCATGCAGCGGAGCAGCTTGGCGAAGTCGAACTTGTTGACATCGCGCTCTTCCTGCCGGGTGAAATCGGCGGGTTTCGTGGCGCTGATGGCGATGGCATCGGCGGCGCGCTGCAGGCGGTCGTCGATGTCGGCCAGTTCGGCCTTCAATGCAGTGGACTTGGTCCGCTGTTCGTCGGTCAGTTTCGGTTCGTTCAGAAGCGACACGAGTTCCTTCGCCTTCGCGCCGCGCTCATCACTCAGGTTCTTGAGTTCTTTAGCGTTCATTTGTTTGAATAACGACGGGAGAGACCAGGATTGCCTCGCGTCGCCGCTCGTCCCAATCGGCGTCGTGAGAAATGGGTTGCTGCGCGGGCGCGTTGGCGGCCTCGCGCACGTTCTTGGCGGCGGTGCGCAGCGAAACGGTCAGCTCGCTCTCGCTGTAGGCGGGCGTCGCGACCGGGTTGACCGTGTAGAGCCGGGCGTCGGTCACGATGCGGACCGCCTGATCGCCCTCGGCCAGCCACTGATCGCCACCATCGCGCACGGAAAACTCGAAACTGGTGCCGCGGATGATGCCGTGGCCGATGTTGGTCACGAGATCGCGGCCGGCGGTCGTGTCCGGCACTAGCGCGCGCCAGCGCAGCGCCTTGCTGTCGCTGGAGAAAGTCAGGTTCACGCCGCTGCGCCCGAAGGCGGAGTTCGGATCCTGCGTGTGGCCGGCGTAGGCGATGATCTCGTCGCCCTCGTCCAGGGAACGCTTGAAGGCATCCTGCGCGATGCGCTCAATGAACCCTTCGTCATCGTCATCACGCCCCCAACCGCCCAGCGGCTCGCTGTCGGAGTTGTAGGGTATCACGCCCTCGATGGCCGCCACGTAACCGGCCTTTTTCTCCGCATCGGTCAGATCGCGGAGTTCAGGGCAGGCAGCAGCGCGGATTTCGCGTTGGGTTTTCATGTGGTCTTGGTGGCCGGATCGTCTTTTTTGTCGGCGGGGGGATCGCCTTCTGCGCCGGCGCCGGCCGGCGGCGCGGGCTGCTTGCCGTCCGCGACCTTCATGTTCACCGGGACGTAGAACAGGTCGCCCTCCGGGCCCTCGATGGCGGGAAGATGGAACTGGCGGCGGATTTCGTTGCTGGAGGTGGCGCCGATCCCCCAAAGCGTCTTGAGGTAGTTCGCCTGATCGGACACGTCGCCGCGCAGCAGCTCGCCGAAGTCGAACTTGAGGAACAGGCCGGCCCGGCGCTCCTGCTGGGTGAGCAGACTGGCGTTCATCTCCTGCTCCCAATTCGTCGCGTGCGGCTGGAGGGTGAAGCTGACGAAGCCGCGGATCAGTTGCTGAATGCCGGTGCCCCACGAGGAGGTCTTGTCGGTGTCGCCGATGAGCACGCAGGGGATGCGGAACCAGCCGGCGATTTCCTCCTTCTCGAACTTGCGGTTGAGGAGCAGCTCGGCGTCCTGATTGGTGAAACCGGCGTTGACCCAATCCATGCCGCCGAAGAGGAGCGGGGTGCGGCCCGCATTCTGCGCGCCGGCCTGCTGCGCCTGCCATGCCTGCAGGAACTCGGCGGCCTTGTCCTTGCCCATCGTCGCCGGGCCCTTGAGGACGCCGGGCTGGCGGTTGCCGTTGTTGAACGTGCGGGCCGTGAACTCCTGCATGGAGATCGACAGGCCGAGGGATTCGCGCAGCGCGCGGATGGGTGAGATGCCGAAAAAGCCGTCGGTGGAGAGGCCGCGCAGATGGAGAACCTCATGCGGCAGCAATTTCTCGCCGCGGTAGGAGTAGACCATCATCCCGTCGTACAGGCCGCCCTCGAGGAGCCGCGGCTGCGTCTTGTAGGGCAGCATCGGGCGGATTTCCTGAATGTCGCCCAGCGGATCGCGAATGACCCGGGAGTAGCCGTTTCCGCCGAGGCAGATGCAGGCCATCTCGAACGAGCGCCAGCGGAACGAGGTCTGCGTGGAGTTGGGCGCGGTCGCCAGCAGGTCGTAGAGCGGATGATCCTCGGCCGGCTCGGCGCCCTTCGCCGTTTTGCGCATGAGCCGCAGCGGGAAGTTGCTCATGCTCGACGCCAGGATGTTCACGCAGGCCGCGAAGGTCGCTACGGTGAGCGCCGAGTTCTCGTTGACGATGGCACCCGTTTTCGCCTGGGTGCCGAAAATCTGCATCAACCACTCTTGGGGCTCGGTGAATGTAGACGAAGACTGGGCGCCCCGGTATTCCCGGATCGCCCTAATCGCTACTTTGCCTTGATTGATGAGATTGCGGACCCCGCCCACGCCCACAATTTAAGGCACGATCTGGCGTTTCTTCTATCCCCCAGAAACTGCGCAGACATTACGCGGAGCCTACGCCGAGGCCACGCGGAGGGGTAGCGACAAATAAAACGCCCGCATCTTCTGACCGGGGCGCAAATCCCGGATTCGCCTCCCACCAAGCCAAAACTCGCGAAAGTTGGGCAAACATCCGGCTTCCGTTTTCAACGTGCGGGGCGCCGGCGCCGAGCATGGCCCGGATATATTCCACGGACACAATCAGGCCGATCTTCCGCATCTCTGCGGAGAGTTCTTTGGGTGAAAGAAACTTTTCGGTCGGTGTGCTCATTCGCTATTCAAACCGTGATCTCAAGCGGCGGGATCGGTGGCCAGTCTCCGAGCGGATATATCTTCCCGTCGCTTATGTCCCGGTGCTTTATCCGCACGTTGGTGTCGACCATTACAGGGATGTCGCAGTATTCGCAGAGCAGATCCATGAAATAGTCCTCCGTCCAAAACTTGTGCGCCACCACCCGCTGCTGAAACCAGCCATAATGCGTTGCGCCTTTTTCGGCCGGATAGAAGTGTTCTGGAATTTTCTTGGC